TTTGGTTTAGTTGCAGTCTTTTTATTTCCAGAAATCTCATTCAAAAGATCATCAAGACCTTCTGGCATTTTATCTTCAGTATTTTCTTCTTCTTCAATCATACCAATTGCCATTTCATGCAATTCGGTATTATTTCGTCCCATTATAATTTGGCTATCCAAATCACTTTGTTCTTTATCACTTAAAGAATTATAAAATGCAGAAAGAATTTTAATTTGCTTATCGGAAAGTTTATCGACAATCTTCTTGCCGATTTTAACTTCATATACTTTTCTTAGTCTTTCTGCTTTACTAGCCATTTGCTCTTCTTTGGTTTTCTCTCAGTTTGATCTTCTCTTCTTCTTCCTCTAAGTGATTTTTAAGAAGAATAACATAAATGTCTCGCTCCCATGGCATCATGTTTTCAATTTCTGTTAATGAGTATTTATGATACTGCATTAAAGAAAAATTTAGTCTTAAATAATTCTCAAGACTCATGTGAGACATTACTAGCCGAAAAAACTTGCAAGTCCTTCCAATACAACTTTAGATTCAACACCAGTCTTTGGATTTTTAACTTGAACTTCATAAGATAACTTAGGCATAGTATTAAAGAATTCCTCAATTTCTTTGAATTGATTTGTATTCATTTGATCAAGAAAATCAACAAGTTCTTTTTTAGTTACATCAGATGATGTCCAAACTTCTTCTTCCGTAAAAATCTTATCAATACAAGATGCAATCAAATCAAACGATTGGTCGATGTTAGCATTATTAGAAATATCAAAATTACTCTTAATAAACTGATCGAGAGATGGATATTTCATTTCCATCATTATATTATCATCAAGTTTAATGCAGTTATTATGTTTATCATTCTTGATTACTTGAATTTCATCTACATTAATAGTAACAGGAACTTCAGTTTCTCCATCATCCGGACAGATAAGATTGACATCAATTTCTTCTCCAACAGATTTAGATCTAATGTTTAAGAAAAGATACTCAATGTCAAATGTAGGTAAAGTTTCAACTTTAATTCCTCTTGTCTCAACACAATTTTTTATAACAGTTTTAACTGCATTTGTGATTTGTTTTGTATCTTCGGATTCCATAGCGATTACAAGAACTTTTTCTTCTTTAACAAGAAAAGGTCTGTATTTAATTGTTTTACCAGTAGAGGGCAACACCAACTCATAAGTTGGTGTTGTAATTGTAGGTAATGGCATAATTATCCAATAATGTATTCAGATACTTTATTTATTATACCTACTTAAGGTCTAAACGGTATTACTTCAAGAGGAATAGGACCTCTTTCAGTAGGACTCGAAAGTCTTTGAAAAGCATCAGTATTTCCTAAATCAAATGGATTTTTAGAGTTTGGTAATGCATCACCTTCAGAAATTCCAGTCTTTCTTTTTAAAATGTATCTACTAAATGCAAAAGAAACTGTACACTTAAGTACCTGAGACTGATCATAAGAAACAGGCATAGTATTAATAGAAATCGGAAATGCCTGTAAGAACATATACTCCAAATATTTCTTAGTGGATTTAGATGGATTAATACGAACCAAATCAATATCTCTCTCAAATTTAGTAATGAAGATATCCGTCATGTATGTTTTTGGGAACTTTGCCCTATAATGCCACCGATATTCATCTAATTCCACACCATCTTCACTCTTTACATATTCTTCATTCATTATAAAAGACTTCCATTGCTCAAAAAACCAAATTAATTTATATCCATGTTCAGAACCTGATTTTGGAGCATCAACATAAAATGTGAAAGATGCAGTGTCATCAAATTGACGGCGATAGGCATGTCTTTCAGTTACTCCATGATGATCATCTTGGAGTGTATTTGTTGCCATTCTAGAACCTGGAAGTGCAGTTTCTGAGCAAGAAAGAGTTATCAACCTTTGATTATTTGGATCATTAGGATTCAATTTCCTGTTAGACAACCAAGTAATCACATCACCAGGTGGGTTAAAATGGCATTCAAAGTGAGAAGTATGAGCAGGTTTCAGTAACTTCTCTTTGATTGTAGAAGCAGCAGTTCTTTTAGGACTAGGAGCAGATGGTGATTTTGAACCAGATCCACTTATAGGTGAATTTGCCTTTATGGTATCATTAAAGTTACTTACTGGTAATGTAACATCAGAATTTAAAAAAGTTGCGTTCAATAAATCATTATCAATTTCTGTAGTAAAAATTCTTTCGGTAGGAATGTCGAAATTAGTGGGAGGTCCAGTTCTTGGGAACGAATTTGACATTTATATAAATACTTTTTGGTTCTTATATATTATGTATGCGAGAAGGAAAATATAATCAAGGAAGATTTCATCCAAGATTTCCTAACAAATACAAAGGAGACTCAAGAAACATTATCTATAGGTCTTCTTGGGAACTGAAATTTATGAGATACTGTGACCGTAAGGATAATATTTTAGAATGGGGATCAGAAGAGTTTTTTATTCCCTATTTTGACCCAACAACAAATAAGGTTCGTAGATACTTTCCAGATTTTATTATGAAGGTAAAAGAAAGTAATGGACAAATCAAAAAGTATTTAATAGAAGTCAAACCAAAAAGACAAACAGTTATACCAAAACAATCAAAAGGCAAGAAAAAGAAAACCTACATTAACGAAGTTGTTACCTATAATAAAAATCTTGCCAAGTGGAAAGCAGCCCAAGAATGGTGTGAAGATAGATTGATAGAATTTAAAATAATTACAGAAGATGATATTTTCGGTCTATAAATAACTAAAAAAATGCTATGGCGGCGAGACCGGATGTACCAGGATGGGAAAGAAATAATGATGAATATTCTTCCAGATTCACTCTGCCGAATACAATTAATAGTGGAATCAAATTCGCTACTGTAGTCAATGTTAGAACAGGACAGAGACAGTTATATCAGGAAACTTTATTTGGTAGAAATTTATTAAAAACTACTAATTCAGATGGAAGTATAGTCCCTCCAAATGAACAAACTAAAAAAAATCTTTCTCTCTTTAATGTCACTTACAGCAACTCAGAGGAGATTTTAGCAAAGGCAGAAAAATCATCAAAACAGGCGTCAATAATTGTCATAAATGAAGCATCAACACCTGAAGAAAAAGAGAATTTAAAAAAAACAAAGGAATTTAAATCAGGGTTAAACACTGAAAAACAAGATCCAAACAATAATGAAGATCCTCAAATATCATTTGAAACCAAGAATGTTTCGACAAAAACTCCAGTTGAAAAAGGAACTGCAATTACTTATCCAATTGACATAAAAGATACTCAGCAAGATAGGATTAAATTTACAGCAGTATCTTTAGCAGAAAGAACAATTCAAAATCCACTTGAATATAAAACAGTTGGTGGAGATGTTTATGTTTCTATTCAAGGACCAATTGCAGATTCAAATGTAGTTGGGTGGGGTGATAGTAAATTAAAACCTGAACAAGCTGTTTTATTTAATGTTGCAGGTGATCTTATTGGTGAGGGTGATAAAAAGACAGGTGATACAAAAAAAATGATTGAAAACCAACTCGGACAATTAAAAGGTGAAATTGGAAATCTTACAGCATCAATTGCTGCTGGAAACATGGACTTGTTTACAAGAGCAACGCAACAAGTATTCAACCCAAGTCTCGAATTAATCTTCAAAGAACCAAAACTTAGACAATTTTCCTTTTCATTCAAAATGTCTGCAAGAGGTGAAGATGAGGCAAAAAACATTAAAAAAATTATCAAATACTTCAAGTATCACATGGCAGTAAAAGGAAAAGGAGGAGAGTTATTTCTAAAAGCACCAGATGTATTTTGGATTGAATATCAAAAGGGAAAGGGAGAAACTCCTCACGAATCACTAAATCTAATTGCTCCAGGTAAAATAAAGAGTAAAGCATGTGCCCTACAAAGCTTTAATGTAAATTACACTCCTTTGGGAACATACATGACTTATGATGATAAAGAATGCACAATGGTGCAATACGATTTACAATTTGCATTTAGTGAAATTACTCCATTGTATCAAAGTGATTATGAAGATGACCTTGGAACAAACCACCCAATAGGATACTAAAATGGCAAGACAATATTTCAGACAAGTTCCCAATTTTAAGTATGTTGATAGAAATTACAACAGTAAAAACATTGGTAATTTTACAGAAGTAAAAAATTTATTTAAAAGAGTTAAACTTCGTGATGAAATTTTTGAAAACTTAAATTTCTTTAGTTTGTATTCAATTATAGGTGATGAAAGACCAGATAGTGTTGCAGATAAAATATATAATGATTCTAAGTTAGATTGGTTAATTCTCTTATCTAATAATATTCTTAATTTTTATAATGAGTGGCCAATGTCAAATGAAAGTTTTGACAACATTATGCTTGAAAAATATGGTTCTTATGAAGAATTAAACTCTATTTCTCATTATGAAACTGAAGAAGTAAGGAATTCTGTTGGGAAAGTCATTGTACCTGAAGGTAGTATCCTTTCATCAAATCTGGTCATCGATTATCGCAAATTAATTGTTGATGAAGATGGTGGATTTATTGAAAACCCAGACTTTGAAAATAAAGTTCCTTATTTTGTAGAGTTTTATGATGAAGGCACTGGAAATGATGTTCTCGTTTCAAACATTACAAACCCAATTACATTTAAAGAAGTAGAAGAAAGAAAAGAAAATCAAAAAAGACAAATTTACCTCCTAAAGAAAGAATATGTTCCTGTCATTTTTGATGATCTTGATAGAATTATGAAATACAAAAAAGGTGCCACTCAATTTCTGAGCGACACCTTAAAGCAAGCAGATAATATCAAACTTTATAGTTGATCAATCATCCACAAGTCCTTGGAACTTTGCCATGATTGCATCATCATCATCGTTATCAGAACTTAGGTTATCAAGTTCTTTTTTCATAGTATCAGGAAGTTCAGAAGTATTTTTACTCTTCTGATAAGATGCTTCCAGTTCTTCTAAAACATTATCTTCTTTGGTACGCTTTGGAACATAAGACTCATACTGTTCTTCTTCATCGTGTGATGCAGTCTTAGGAGCAACTTTTCCAAGACCAAGAACCATGTTCATACGCTTTTCAAGATCTTCATAAGACTTGAATTGATCTACATTGACAATTGCAGCAAGAGAATGCTCTTTATTCCACAATGCTTCAATAACCTCATCATCATCTAGAATAGGAGCAGGACTAGCAAACTCAGAATTATCATAATTCCAGTAACCATCCTTCTTCACAATCTTCAGTTTGAAGTTTGCACCTTCCCAGAAGTCAAAAGGATTGATTGCTTCCTCATCTTCAAACTCAGGTTGCATTGCAGTAAGAATTTTATCAAAGATTTTCTTACCATACTTAAAGAGGAAAACTTTGCCTTCATTCTCAGGATGCAGAGGATCCTTTACCACATAGATGTTAGAGTAGTAAGACAACTTACGCTTACGGTCGCGAACAGTATCTTGAACTTTTTGAGGACATCTCTTAAAATCACCACCATGCTCATTAACAAGACTGCGATTTAAATCACTTACGGGATCTTTCTGTCCAATAGATGTGAGTGAATTTTCAATGTACCAACCTCCAACATCCTGAAAGGCATGATTGAAAAGTTTAACCCAAGGAACATCCTCTCCCTCAATAGCAGGAAGAAAACGAATGACTGCGCTTCCAGTTCCACCTTTACCCATTTCTGGTTTCCAGAAACGTTCATCAACAGTTTTTGACCCTGTACCCCCTGTACCCTTCCCAACTTCTTTTACAAGTTTTTCAGTGAGAGAACCGAGTCTAGATTTTTTCTTAAGATCTGCGAAAGACATTTGTTTTTTT